TGGAGAAACTTCAAAATCATATCCAAGGCCTACGATATTTTCTACTTTTGCATCAATTGCTGCATGATTTGCAAAAGAAGTATCGTAGTAGTTTGCAAGTTCATAAACATTCCACGGAGGAGTGATTACATCAAATAAACCGTATCCATTTCTATATACTGTTCCAGGATTAATCTCTTTTGACTTAGCACCATCTATTCCTGACTGCTCTGCTCTTGCACTATCCAAATACCCTTGTGTTGGATTGTTTCTGTCTGCCTTATCAAGTAAGCGACCAATTCTTCTTTTAAAGTTATTATCTAAACCATTATATGATTTTAATTCTGTCCATGATTTATTGAATGGATCGGCACTTTTAAATGAATCAACTGTGTCAGGCATATTGTCTAAACTTGCTCTAATAATGTATTCTTTTTCTTCTGACATTAGTCATCCGCTCCATACTTATTAATAGTTTGCTGTGCAGCATGAACTGCACCAAGATCGTTTAGGTTAGGGATTAAGCCTTCTTTCATTCTTTCAACTTGCTCAGAATACTCTTCATCTGATATTTTCTTTACACCTGGCTCAAATACCGCCCTGCCTTCTGGTTGTCCAAAATGTGCTGCAGCCTGAGAAAGTTTTGTTATTTGTGAAAGATCACCCCTCATAGACTCAATAGTTAAATAGTTTCCATTTCCGTCTGAAAACCTTTTACCACTTGGAAGTAGCCAAAAATATACGCCCCAATCATAGTTTTTTGGAAGAACCTTTACCTTTGTCTCGCCAATTTGTCCTGGCATTCTTGGTTTACCATCTTTACCAATAAGTGGGGATTTTTCTTGTTTCATAACCATTAGTATACCATACTATACCGCATCTGATATCTGAGATTGCCACAATATGTCTTTAAACACCGCATATTCGTAATCTTTAAAACTAAAAACTCTTGTATCGTCAACTATTATTTTATTAGTCCCAGTATATGCTTTATATAAATCTGATGGGTCTACACCATAATAACTAACGGAAGATTGCACAAGCACCCCCTGCCAAACAAAATAATTATTCCAGTATTCCCAATCAAAAAGCCCCTCTGTAGAGAACTTGACCCTAGCCCAAGGCCTTCTTGTTACGGTCTGAATTGCTTGTAAATTTGTTGTTTGATAAAAAGATAAACTATTAAATATAATTGGACCATTAATCATTATTGATCCAGTATATGATTTAAAGTTTAAAATACTTGGAAATCCTATTCCTAGCATGACCCATTCATTTATGTTAATTGTAGGTTCTTTAACTATTTTGCCATTTAAATAAAATGCTATTCCATTATACATAGACCCAGTATTTCCATCTACCGCATATATTCTTGCTCTTTTACCAGTAGGATGATTTGCAACCATATAAAATTTTATAATTTTTCCCTTTGAATTGATTTGCATTATTTGTGTTGGTGCATATGGGAAAAAGTCTTCGTGAAATCTAATTAAAGACTGCATGGCCATCACTTCATAATCTGCATCTTTATTAGAATTTACAGGAATAGCAACTCCTCTATTTATAAAAGGATCATAATTACCCCGTAACTCTAAGCCAGAATTTTTAGTTAGATAAAGATATGGGGAAGATCCTTTATATATAGAAAATGGATTATTAGATTTATAATTATAATAATGCCCATTGTTGCTATATGGATATACGTTAGTTCCAAATCTGGTTCCTATATTATTTGCTGTATTATAATTAAATGCTTGAGATGCTAACTGTAAATTTTTAATTTTTATTGGTTTATATTTGATACCATTAACTAAAAAATCAAAATGAATTACGATAGCAAGTTTATTAAAATCAACTCCTTTTGGAGGATATATAATTGTGTTATCTACAACCTCATACTTAGTGTTAAGCCAATTATTTCCTGGAATAATTACACCATTTTTTGAAACATCTTCTGTATAAATAAAAAATCCCTCTGAAGAATTAGCACCCGTTTCAAGATATTCAAAAGTAATATATGTTTTTAAAATTTCATCTGACGTATCGTATGAATACGTCTTAATAGATTTTTCTGCTAGATCTTGATAATTTACGTATCCAGTATATAAATAATTATCCAAAGACTCGTATGTTCTTTGTTCTGGATAAGAATATTGCTGAGACAACTCACCGTAAAGCCATCCATCTTCTTTAATAGTCTCTGTTTCTTTAAATTTTGCTGGTGCTGGGTAGTTTATGTTAAACTGAATAAAATCTAACCCAAACTTTGAATCTCCGTACTCGTCAGTTATATATTGTCCAAAATATGATAAAGGAACATAGTCTTTCCAAGAACCATTAATTTCAACATCTAAGTAAAAGTTATTAAAATAATTTTTTGGAACTATTGAGCAACTTGCAATATGACTTTCTAATTCTATTTGTAAAAACGAATCGGGATCTCCACCATTTAAAACAAAGGACCAAAAGTTTTGATCTGCATCCCCACCCTCATAGTCAATCTCAGGCCCATACAAATTAAATATGTTTTCATAGTCTTTTGGAACTCCTAAAGCGTTAAATAAATTTGCAATATTTTTTACATTTTTTTCTGAACATAAAGCAATTTTATAAATATTTCCAGTAAATGTTTTTTGAAATTCTTTAGTTCCACCAACATACATTTTTAAAGAAGAAGATCCGTTAAAAAATGAAACTAGATTTCCTCCATAGTAATCTCTAAAAATATCTATCTCAATTCCTACGGCAAATATTTTATTGTCTGGGACAGGCGTGGTCTCGTATATAGTTTGAATCGGCTCTTGTCCATATTTAAAAATATATTTAATGTTTGTATCTACAGACTCTATTGACAAATAATTATTTAAATCATCTTCTATTCTAATAAGAACTTGAGTCCCAGCAGAACCTGTTTCTTTTTTAAATAAACCATAGAATGCGTGTGTTCTTTGATTCAACAAATTAAAATTATTAAAATAAAGATAGGACTCTGTATTATCCCAGGTTGGGGAAGAAGGTTTTAGGTTTACAAATAGAGAATCTTCATTTTGAATTACTGCACACTGAGTTAGTAATTCTTTACTATTATTAGAAATATTATTAGTAATTATTTCTGGAACAGGAAAATCTGGAGTTTTCAAGTAGTTATCTTCAATTATAATATTGTCTAAAAGTCCTTGTGACCAAGACCCTAGGTCTGGATAATTATAATTCTTTGTATAATCTGCAAATGAATAATCAAATAAAACAGTACTACCTCCATAGGAGGCATTAAGATTTTCTGGATATTGCACACCTTGACCATATACAAATCTTCTTTTTGCAACCAAGGAGGGGACTATGTATGGATATAAAGCAATACAATCTAACTCTATAGGCTGGATGTCTTGATATGCATAAAAACCCATCCAGTCTTGGCTTTTTCCTAATTCATTTTCTTTGTCTGGTAATGAAATCAAAGAACTGTCTAAGGTCATAGAAATTACTTCTTCTCCATTTAATAATACTGTAGATAAATTATTTAGATATCTCCAGTGAATTAACATTGGCCTTTCCCATTGACCAACAAAGTATGATTCATATTTATCGTTTATTTTTAATATTAAGAACGATCCATCTATATATATACCGTCGGTTGAAGAAATTGGCCCCACTATTCTTTTTGATTGTGAAGAAGAATTATTTGTTCTCAGCCAAAACTCTAAGGTGAATTCTTGATATCTGCCACCGTCTGACATCATACCGCCTGAAGGAACAATTAGACATGGATTTCCTTCATTATCATATAATTTAGTAATATTTTCTGAACCAAAAACCATAGGTATACCAAAATTTTTTGCCACTAATGCATTGTTATTTATAAAGTAATATCCATTTGAATCAGATAAGCCGTATGCTTTTGCTTCTATAACACTACTATTAGACAATGCTATATTTTCTGGAAGATTGGTTGAAGTTAGTCCCAAAGAACTAGACTGAAACTCTTCTGACCATTGACCCAATGTTATTCCATTTATATAAAAATTATAGTCGGATAGTACAGACGATTGTCCTAAATAATTAATTTTTATAACTAACCTAATTGGCAAACTTGTATCTTGTGGACTAAAAGTTTCTGACACAAAATACCAGCGGTCTTTTAGAGTAGCATCATATGTTTTAAGAACGTCTTTATACTCTTCTAATGCATCATCATAATATCTATATCCAATCTGGATGCTAAGTCCATATGCGCTAGATGTATAAAAATATGAACCTATAGAAAATGTTTTTAAAGTACTGTTTAATTCTTCAACAGTTATTATTTCAGGACTAATAAATGTAGTTGAAAAAATTTCTGATAGAACAGCATTTGGAGTTACTTTATTTATTATGCTATCAGAAAATGGTGCATCAGATAACTCTTCTGTTTCTTCAGATGAACCATTGTCTATTGACCAAGTGGATACATCTCTATTTTGTTCAGATATTAATGATATGTAGTCAGCCTTATCATCTAGCGCCCATAAAAATTGAGGGTGCTCTGAATATATCTTTTCTGCATATAAATTTGAAGGGCTAGACATTGTGAG